TCCAATTACGTAATCCATAGCTCTCAATATTAGAACATTTGTTCTAAAAGTGTGGTAAGAAATGTTAAAAACATGTTAAATGAAAACAGTGTGATAAGGTAAAGAAACTATGAACTATATTCTCGGCGGAATCAGATTTAAAACGAAACCAATCAAAGATAACTTAGAAAATCTTTGTGTTGAAATGATTAAAGACAAACAAGTAGTAGATACTTTTAGAGTTCCTGTTGGATTGACCCATAATGAAACAGTTCAAAGAATTTCTTTTGTTGTTTTATCAAGTTACCCTGCATTGTCAAATACCACAGGTTTCTCTATTAAGAGCTAAAGTTAAATTGTCGGCATCCACACCGACCTCCTCCCATCATCGGCTCTCTTAGGAGAGCTGTATCTAAAACAAACATCTGTTAGGATAACTATATGTCAATATTTATAGCAATGCCAACAATGCACGATACTGAATTACTACCTACAGTTTTTGATGCATTTGAAAATGCTAAATCACACGACATACATTTTGGAATTAGATTTTTATCATCATCACCAGAAGAAGAACAAAAACTCTCAACTCTTATCTCTACCTTTGGTGCAAACATTAAAGGATACTTTGATTATATAAACGAAGATAATAGATTAGATAAGATTGGTACTGGTAAGGCTAGGAAAGGTGTCTCTGAATTATATGATGGAGAAGACTTCGTTCTTTCTATTGATAGCCATACTAAGTTTTCTAAAAATTGGGATGAGAAATTATCTTGGCTTTATGAAGACGCTATTAACTTGACTGGTAATAAGAAATCAATTATTACTGCATATCCTTCTAAGTATGCTTATAAAAACGAAGAAAGAGTTTTAATAGATAACAAGAATCTATATCCATACATTGGATGGGAAGAAGAATGGGACTTAGAACTTTATCCTTTTCTTTCACAACCAATTTGGCAATATTGCTTACCCTGGATGGTAAAAGATACTATTGAAGATAAAAGAAAGTTAATCCCTACTGGTAAATTTAGTTACAACTTTTCTTTTAGTGGTGAAAACTTTCTTTATGATGAAGACCCAGAAATGCTGATGATGGAAGAAGATATGTGTAAAACATTTAAATTGCTCAATGATGGTTGGGAACTTGTTTATCCAAATACACAACCGATTGTTGGTCACATGTACAACACAGAGATAAGCTCTGAAGGTGGAGGAAGGGCTTATTGGCATCACTTTGTTAGTCCTGAAGAAAAAGATATGTTAGAGCAAAAAGAAATGCAAAACTTTATTAGATACTATGAAGACCCCAAACTACAAGAAACTATAAAAAGATATGAAAAATGGATGAATGTAGATTTTAAAGAGAAATCTTTACATAACTATCATATACCTTCAGATTGGTTTAATAATGAAATATAGACCTTTACCCGAATTTCTTACCATTAATGAATCTAACATTGACGGATTAGGACTATTTTCAACAGGTACAATAGAAAAAGGTGTTAAAGCTGGTATTACTCACATAGAAGACCCTATAACTACAAAATTATATAGAACGCCTTTAGGTGGTTTTATCAATCATAGTGAAGAACCTAATGCAAAAATTGTAGAAGTCCAAAGAGTAAGATATTTATATTTTTTAAGAGACATTGAATCTGGAGAAGAAATCACTGTTAAATACAGCATGTACGACCCTACTGAATTATCCTAATTGGTATGCCTAGATATGAACACAAATGTATAAAGGATATTTGCGAATTTTTATTTGAAGTTACTTACGGAATAAAAGAAGAACCTAAAATAAATTGTCCCAAATGTGAAAGTCCTACTCAAAGACAAATTTCTCGTAATGTCATGTTTGAAACTCCAGTTGATGTAGAATGGGAAAAAGACCCAAGTGATTTAACAACTACTTCTTATCAGAAGTATCAAAAAGCTAAGAAAAGGAAATTTAGATGGTAGACAACTATGAGTTCTGGGACCCCGATAAAGAAACTCACAAAGAATTTAAAATGCGTACAAAAGGTAAAGGTATGCGTGGTGGTGTAGGTAAAAAGAAAAATGCAGTAAAACCTGAAGGTGGTTTATCTAAAATAAGACAACAAGCTTTACAAAGAGCTAAATATGCATGTGAATGGGAAGACTGTGGTAGTAAACAATGGTTAGAACTTGCACATATACTCGATATAGGAATGGGTGGAAGAAGTGCAGATAAGAAATATGATTTAGATAATGTTTGCATACTATGTAAATATCATCACGATATTTATGATGGTAGAGATACTAAAGGTAGTAAAAGAGCTTATAGAGAATTGTTAATTGGCTACCTTAATATGAAATATAAATTTAAACCATAAAATGCCTGTATACGTACCAGAACTTCCAGGACTTCATGACAATCAAAAAGAAGTAGCTAGTTCAGATTCAAGGTGGAAAATACTTTGTGCTGGTAGACGTTTTGGTAAAACAAGACTTGGAATCCACATGTGTATGGAAAGAGCTTTAAATGGTGGTAGAGCATGGTGGGTAGCTCCTACATTTGCAATTGCTAGAGTAGGTTGGAGAGCATTAGAAAATGCTGCTTATTCTTTTCCAGAAGAAATTAGACCAAAAGTTTCTTTAGCAAACATGGAAGTTATTTTTCCTAATGGTGGCTCTATATCATGTAAGTCTGCTGATAACCCTCAAAGATTAAGGGGTGAAGGTTTAGACTTTTTAGTAATGGACGAAGCTGCTTTTATTAAGCCAGATGTTTGGCAAGAAGTATTAAGACCTACTCTTACTGAAAGAAAAGGTTCTGCTTTATTTATTAGCACTCCAATGGGTATGGATAATTGGTTTTACGATTTATGGACAACTGCTGAGAAAGCACCTAATTGGGAAAGATTTAGATTTTCTACATACGACAATCCTATGATAGATAATGATGAAATTGATTCTGCTAAAGATGAAGTAGGTTCTATTGTTTTTGCTCAAGAATATTTAGCAGAGTTTGTTGATGCTGGTCAAGGAATGTTAAAACCAGAATGGATGACATACTTTGACATAAAAGATAGATTATATATTGGTGGTGGCTCTCAATGGAATCCAGCAGAAATGGTTCACTTTGGAACTGCTGACTTAGCTGTTACTACTAAAACAGAATCAGACTATACAGTAATTTTGTCTTGTGCTATTTCACCAGACATGAAATTGTTTGTTGAAGATATGGTAAGAGTAAAAATAGAAGGTCCAGATATTGTTCCAACTATTCAACAGTTATATAATAAATACAAGTGGGCTCATGTATGTATGGAAAAACAAAACTTTACAAAAAACTTTACACAGCTAGCACAACGAACTGGAATGAGAGTTAGAGAAATGGACACTTCTAAAGATAAAATAACACAGGCTTTGCCTTTATCAGCTAGGATGGAGTCAGGCGATGTGCTATTTCGTCGTAATGCATCGTGGTTAGAAGAACTAGAGAGAGAATTAATGACCTTTCCCGTTGGTCGACATGATGATATTGTCGACGCATTAGTATTAGGAGCACAAAGCCTAGTACAGAGGAGAAGCTGGGTAGCATATTAAATGGCAGAAGATAAAAGTTTTTTACAAAGAGCAACAGAATACTTAAATAAACCAAGCGAAGCTTCACTTCGTAAAATGGCTGGTTACAATCAAAGTATATCTAGCAGTAGAGATTCATCAATTTTTGGTTACAATTCAAGTGCTGGTTTTTGGGAAACAGCAGATTTAAAAGAGATAGGTGACGGTACAGGTAACTCTGCAGTTGTCGCCTGTCTAAACGTTCTTGCAACTTCATTTGCTGAACCAATGCTACAAGTTGTTAAAAGAGACCAGAAGTTTGGTGATAGAGAAGTAGATTATAAACATCCTGTTACTGAACTATACAGAAGACCAAATGAATTTATGTCTGCAAGTCTTTTATCTCATTACATAGTTATTTCAATAAGTGCTCATGGTGATGCTTTTATTTATAAAAATAGAAACAGTCAAGGTAAGGTAGTTGGATTAGTTCCATTAATGCCTGAGCTTGTATCTGTTAGGGGTAATGAAAGTAAACTAATTACTCATTATGAATATTTTGCTCACGGTTCTAGTTCTGGTGAGCCTATGAAAATAAAAAACGAAGATGTTATTCATATTAGACAGGGAATAGACCCAAATGACCACAGACGAGGTCATGCTCCTCTCAAATCTATCTTAAGAGAATTAATTGGTGATGAAGCTGCTGGTCAGTATGCATCTGCGTTGTTAACTAATTTAGCAGTTCCAGGTGTTGTATTATCTCCTAGAAATGATGCAATGGGTGGTCCTACTAGAGAAGAAGCAGAAGCTATTGCTCAATCATACAAACAAAAGTTTGGTGGAGCTAATAGAGGTTCTCCAATGGTTTTATCTGGTTCAATGGCTGTAGAAGTTGTTTCTTTTTCACCAGACCAAATGAAATTACAAGAACTTAGAAGACTACCAGAAGAAAGAGTTTCTGCTGTTTTAGGTGTACCAGCAATTCTTGCTGGACTCGGAGCTGGTTTGGACGCAGCTACTTACAACAATACTGCTGAACTTAGAGAATTTTTTACAGAACAAAAACTAGTTCCTTTATGGAAAACAGTTGCTAATGAATTAACACATCAATTATTAATACCAGATTTTAATGACTCAAGTTTAATGTGTGATTATGACGTTATGAATGTACGTGCCTTACAAACTGACATGGATGCTCTTTATAAAAGAGTAAACATGGGTGTTTCAGGTGGTTGGATAACAATCGGTGAAGCTAGAAAAGTAGTTGGTTTGGATGTCGATGATAAGCACGAAGTATATTTACGACCATTAAACATGTTACAAGTACCTGCTGATGGCTCTGAACCAATAGTAGAAGAACCAAAAGAAGAACCAGACGAGGAACCAAAGTTAGAAGCTGCTTCATCAGAAGCAAGTTACGAAGCTAAAATGTTAAGACAAATATTTGATTCCAAAATGGATAGTGTAGATGCCGCACCAGAGACAACAAGACAAACTATTGCTACGACACCTTCAAGAAACATGGACATGTTTACTACTAGAGAAGCTGCTGAAGAAAGAGCAATACAAATGGGTTGTGAAGGTTCTCATACTCATAAAATAGAAGGTATAACTTATTACATGCCTTGTAATTCTCATGAGAGTTTTGAAAATACTAAAAAATCTTTTATAGATGGTATTATAGAAGAATTAAAGGTTTCTACAGAAGAAGCTGAAGTAGTTATGGAACAAATCTTTGAAATGGAACCAGAAAATATTAAAAACGAAAAACCTAAAAAAGACAGAACTAACTTTCCAAGTCCTGGTGACGATAAACTTGTAAGAATATCAAATTCAAAATATAAAATGTTTCCTTATGGTTATGCAAAAAACCTAAAAGAGAATTACCCAGAAATATGGAGACGAGGTGGAAATGGAGGAAATCCTCCTACCTCATTTACAGGTAATGATGCTTTTAACAGATGGGGTAAATACCAATCTGGTGATAGAAGTGAATCAGTACTTAACTGGGTACGTAGAAGAGAACGCTTTATGGGAAGACATCAAAACAACAACAGATTAGCTGGTGTTGTTGCCGCTATTAAATGGGGTGGTGTTCTTAACATGGGTGTTCCTGCTATGAAAAAAGTTATTTCTGACCAAAAAAAAGTAGTACGTGAAAGGCGAAAAGAAGCCTATGAACTTGCTAATAAAATTGCTGATGAAAATGCTGCTAAAGCAGTATCAGCTAGAATCAGAAAAACACTAAGTAATAAAGTTGAAGAACACAACTCAAAAAATCCAAAACACAAAGCTAATCTTAGAACATTAATTTCTGTGTTTCGTAGAGGTGTAGGTGCTTATCGTACAAGCCCTGGTTCAGTTAGAGGTAATGTTACATCTGCCGACCAGTGGGGCGTAGCCAGAGTTAACGGGTTCCTTCATGCATTGAGAACTGGAAGATTTAAAAGAAAACCTTATGACCAGGATTTACTTCCTTCATCACACCCACTCTCATCTAAAAAGGGCAATGATGAATCAAAAGCAAGTTCTGTTCGTGTAGGACAATCTGTAAGTTGGTCAATCAATAAGGACCCCGACCCACCTTCAACAGTTCATGGTGTCGTAACAAGTGTCAATGGAAAAGACTCAGAAGCTACTATGTTAGTTTGGGCAATAATGGAAGATGGTAGCCATAAGAAGACTGATAGAAAAGTTACTATGCCTATCTCTAAGTTGACAGTTATTAAAGACATTACTAAATAATACCACGCACTTCTTAACTATTTGTTATATTTATTAATATATGCACCTAAATAAATCTGTTAACAGTTTATATAGGAGATACACTCGTGAGTGAAATTAAAAATATCGACTTAGAATTTAAAGCGGACGGTGAAGGTAAAGTTTCTGCTGTATTCTCAGTTTTCAATACATTAGATAGTGACGGAGACGTAGTAGTCCCAGAAGCTATAAAATCAGGATTTAAATCAGGTTCAGTTCCAATGGTATGGGCTCATAAATGGGATATGCCAATTGGAAAAGGTGCAATCAAACAAGATGGCGATAAAGCTACTTTTGAAGGTGAATTTTTCATGGACACAGAATCTGGTAAAGAAGCATACAATTTAGTTAAAGCTATGGGAGACCTGCAACAATGGTCTTTTGGTTACAGAGTTAACGATTCAGAAAGAGGTAAATTCAAGAGCGGTGATACGGATGTTGACGCAAGATACTTAAAAGACTTATCAGTCTATGAGGTATCTCCTGTTCTAGTAGGTGCTAATCAAGATACATACACAATGGCTATTAAATCTAATAAAGAACTATTAGAAGAAATGGCTTCTGAAAAAGGTGTACTTGGACATTCTACATTTTTAGAAAACGAAGAATCAGAGGAAGAAGTTGAAGAAGAGAAATCAGGTTGCGATTGCAACTGTTCAACACCTCTAGTAGATAATCCATCAGATGAAAAAAGTTATGGACATTGTGACTATAACAAAACTGGTAAATGTGCCAAAGATATGAAAAAGTCTGATGATGAAGAAGTTTCAGAAAAAGGAAAACCTTTTTCAGAAGAAGTCAAAGACGTGCTTGCTGCGTTGAAAGACTTGATGACACGAACTAACGCCATTGCGATGTTACGTGCCAAAGATGGAAGGAAAATAGGCGTTAAGGCTACTGAAGCACTCAGGACAGTTCAGGACGACTTACAAGAAGCTTGGACCGAATTGGACCAATTTATTGATAATGTCGGAACCGAAGGTGCTTTAGAACTTGACTTAGAAGAAGAACAATCTGAAGAAGTTGAAGAATTTGTTGATGAAGCAAATAACTCAACTGACGTTGTTGAAGCAGAGCCAGAGACAGAAGAAGAAGTAGTAGAGGAACCTACTGCTGAACCAGAAGTTGAAGCTGAGATTGCTGAAGACACTCCAGAAGATAACACTGATTCAGTTGAGTCTGAAGACCTTGATGAAGAAGTGTGGGCAGAATCTCAAAGACTAATAGCTGATGCTGTTGTTGCTGAGGCTTCTGACGACGAACAAGTATAAGAATATCTAATAGGAGATAATTACAGTGAGTAAAGTAGAAGAGCTTAGAGAAAATATCGCTAAGTCACGTGAAGAACTTAAATCTGTATTTGATGCTCCAGCTGAAGAAGGCAAGTACTCTCATGACCAAAAAGAAAAAATTAAAGGTCTTAATGAGGAACTTGCTGGTTCATTAGACGAGCTAAAGATTGAAGAATCTAAAGCTGCTAATGAAAAAGCTATGGAAGTTAGCAACGAAGTTGTTAATGAACTTCCTGTAGCCGAAGAAGCTCCAGCTGGCGTTAAAACAATAGGTGAGCAATTCACAAACACTGATGCTTATGCAAAATACATGAGCAATGGTGTTAAAGGCGTAGATTCTCAAGCAGAATTTAAAACAACATTAAATACCACAGGTTATCCACCAGAGTCATTAAGAGCACCTGGAATATTAGAGAC